AGAACATCCTCACTCGCACCGGCCGCGGGTTCCTCTCCGGTGTGCGCTCTTATTCTGAGCGCTACAACGGCAACGGCGCGAATGAGCTCGCGGTCCGAAACTACCCGATCCTGGCCGTCGCTTCGCTCGCCGTGAACGGGATTATCATCCCGGCGAGTCCCGACTACCTGCAGTCCGGCTACGTGATCGACACCGAGGGTTCGATCTGCAACATCGCCCTGGTCTCGAATGGCTCCGGGTGGAGCGGCTATCCGGAAGAACGCTGGGGCGTTCGGCCTGGTGGCTGGGGATCCTACGGCAACGCGCCGCCCCTTGGCTCTTCGCCCTTCAGGTTTGTTGAGGGCATCCAGAACGTCGCGGTGTCCTACACCGCCGGCTACACCATCGACGTGCCTGCCGAGGCGCAGAGCGTGCCAGCAGGCCCGGGTCCTTACGCCGTAGCTGCCACCAACGCGGCGACGTTTTGGAAAGATGCCGGCGTGCTGCTGGCAAACGGGACGCCTCTGATCTCTAGCGGGGCCTCTGCGCCCGCCCCAGGGCAGTACCAGCCCCCGCAGCCCGGCGTGTTGCCCGCAGGGGTCTACACCTTCAACGCCGCCCAGGCGGGCTCCTCTGTGCTGCTGGCTTATGCCTACGGCGCGCCACCCTTCGACCTCCAGGAGGCTTGCGCGCGGCTGGTGGCCCAGATGTACCGGAAGCGGGCTTGGATCGGCCAGAGTTCTCAGGTGCAGCCCGGGATCGGAACCACGGCTTATTCAGCGCTCGAGGTGGAAATCGGTACCGCCATGACCATCGAGCGCTATAAAATGCGCTTTTTGCCATGATTCTTCGTTACACAATCAACAGCGATGAAGTTGCTGAGGCCCTCGCCGCTAAGGGTGACCGGCTGATGGAGGCAATCGCTGAAGCCATGGGGCTGGCCGGGGAGTCGCTTTACGAAGCGATCATGTACAACATGACCGGGGGCATCATCCAGGCACGCACCGGGCTTCTCTCCTCTTCCGTTGTGCTCTCCCCCGTGGCCACGGATGGGCCGGTGGTCTCGGTCTGGTGCGAGATCCCGGACGATGGTTCCTTCGAACATCTGGTGGGCATGGTCCTCGAGTTCGGAGGCACGCACGCCTATGAGATAGTGCCTCTCATGGATCGTTTCGCCGAGTTTCTGGGTCCGAGCGGCGAGTTCGGCAAGGAATCGATGCACTCTGCCGAGGAATCGATCGCGCTGGCCGAGGGGCGCCTGCCGCGGTCGCTGGCTTGGATTGGCGAAGGTGGCGGCATGGTTTTCGCGAAGCGGGTCACCCATCCACCGTCGCGGGAGTTCCGGTATATGCGTACGTCGCTCGACCAGGTGCGGGAGACCGTTCGCTTTCAGATTTCGGATGCGCTTGCGGGGGTCCTGGCAGAATGAGAATCTCTACACAGAACGGGGTTCAGGTGGCGGAAGTCGCGATTGCCCTCGCAGCTCGCTTGCGCGCGCTGGCTGAAGATCTAGAGCGGGTGGAAACGGTCGCGGCCGTTTGCTTCACTCGCGACGTTGAACGGCGCAACGGCCAGCAGCACACCAGCGTTGAGATTACTCTGGTGGAGGACATCCGATGATGACGGCGACCGAGACCATCTTCCAAAACCTGTATAACCTGCTCTCGCAAACGCAGTTGCTGGTGGGTGGCGTCCCTTCGGGCGGGCCGGTTTTTCAGAACCCCACCGCCACTGGCCGGCGCATGCCCCAGCGTGACGCCATCACGCCGGCGATCCTACCTGGGTTGTGGATGATGGAGGGCGATGAGGAGGTTGTCGAAAACGCGATCGCGCTGCCGAAATATGAACTTCACGCCGCGGCGATCGTACTGGCTGAAATCACCGGCGGCCAGGACGCGATCGCCTCGACTCAGCTTAACGGCTTGCGCGACGCCGTGCTCTACCAGATGCAGCAGCAGACTTTGAAAGCGGACGGAGTCACCGTCATCCCGCTGCTGGGCGGCCAAAAACAGACGCTCGGCGGCGTTGTGTATCATGCAAGAGTGAAGGGCCGCATACTTAAAAACGAGGGTCTGCAGAACAACCGGAGCGCCCTGGTTTTTCCGATTTCGGTTCTAAGCGGGCAATAATTTCAGCGGAGTGCAAATGCTCATACCGGCGGCGATGTTCATCGAAACCGCTCTCGACCAAGTGAAAACTCTCGTCGATGCGGATCGCGCCGACCAACTCAAAGAACTGCATACGGCTATTGGCGCGCAGGCAACTGAGGAAGTCGCGGCCGGCTATCTGTTAGGCCTTCAGACCGCCCGGGTCGTGCTCTCTGGCATGCCGGCGGCGATTCAGAACAAGGTGTCGATTTAGGCACGAAGTAGAATGATCCCAGCGCGCCTCCCAGCGCCAAATTCGCCGGCCAAGGAGTTAGATCATGCAGCTTCCTGGTTTGATGTTTGGTTCTGGCGTCGCTCTTGCAGCCCCTCAGTCCACCTCGGGAAACCCGGCCCCCAATCCGACGCCCGTGGCGCTCGGCGTTCTTCAGAACATCAAGCTCACGCTGGGCGCCGACATCAAGTCGCTCTACGGCATCGACCAGTGGGCTGTCGACACCGCCATTGGGAAGCGATCAATCAAGGGATCGTTCGAGTTCGCGCAGATCTCGAATCTGTTGATGAGCCAGTTGTTTTTTGGCGACGCGACAACGGCCGCCGATGTGGCGACGACCACCTATCCGGGCGAGTCGCACACCGTGCCTGCCACGACGCCTTTTGTGGCCACCGTCACCAACTCGGCGAAAACGCCCCTCGTCGATTACGGCGTGACCTACCAGAACAGCGGGATCTCGCTGACTCGGGTCAGTTCGGGCGGCGCCTGGACAGCTACCACGCCCTATGCGCTCGGGGCTCTCTACATCGATGCGGCCGGCCACATCCAGAAGGTGACCACCGCCGGTACCTCGGGGTCCACTTTGCCCACGTTCAGCGATATCGGCGGCACCGTGACCGACGGCACGGCTGTGTGGACCGATGAAGGCTTGCCGGCACAGGGTCAATACGCCATCGGAGTCGCGGGAAACTATAGCTTCGCGCCGGCCGACGCCAGCGCCGCAGTGTTCATCAACTACTCCTGGACGCCATCGCCCGCCGCCGGGACCACGCTCTCGGCCGGCAACCACCCCATGGGCTACGGCCCGATCATCGCTTTGAACCTGGTCTTTCCCTACGAGGGCGGCGGCCTCGGTTTCTACCTGCCGAACGTGCGCCTGGGAAAGATCGACATCGCCACGAAGCTCGAGGACTACACCATGTACACGACCGACTACGAGGGCTTTGCCGGTCCCAACGGTGTACCCTTCGTCAGCTACCAGGCCTTCTAGCCTTCCCCAAAAGTCCGGCCCGGCGACCCTGCAGGCGATCCGGGCCGGCATCCTTCTTTGCTTTCCACACCAACTTCGGTATTATGGGACCGTTGGCGCGGGCGAGCGGGGAACCGGCGCGGATCTAAGGTCTGGGTTCGTGACGGAGGGCGGGCCCGCGCAGCTCTCTGAAAGCAGGTCACATGAAGAAGCCGGTTCTCATCGAAGGTCAGGAAGTCATTCTCGCCACCATCACGGTCGGCGACCTCGAAACAGTTGATCTGAGCGGCAAAACGGGGCGGAAGTTTAACATCGCCATGATCGCCGCATCCATCCTGGCCTCTGGTGACCAGGAGCGCGGCACCGAGGCCTGGGTCCGTTCAGTGCACGCCTTCGACCCCGAGGGCGGTCCGGCTCCCTTTCAGTTGCTCCTGGACGCCGCGAATGAGGTCAACGGCTTTAAGAGGGTTCTGGAAAAAAACGCACCGGCGCCGGCAGCACCGGCGGTCGCGGCGGCCGAGTAGATATCGAGTACATCTTTGGGTCGCTTGCGCGTTGGCACGGCATTCCGCCCGACCAGGCGCGCCGGCTCCTGCTCTCTGATTTCTGGATGCTCGATTCCTTTATGGCCGCCCACCCACCGGCCGACATTCTGGTCGCTGCCTACCTGCACTACAAGGCCCCTGGCCGAGACGGTCGATCCGTGAAGCCGTCTTTCCGCGAGGCTGCTAGGATGAATTCCGAGGCGCTTTCGAAGATGCCGCCGCGCAGGAACGTCCGGAAGCTGGCCGACATGCCGGCGTTCCTGCGCACGCCTGATCAGTTGAAAATGATCGCGGATATGGAGCGGGAATGGCGGACGAACTCCGGGTAACTATCACGGCTGATGCGAGTGGGGTTGGGCCTGCAGTTAGCCAGGCCACCGCTGCGATCGAGTCCTCCGCTGACCAGATCGCCGCCGCTCAGGCCAAGGCCACGGCCGCGACAAAGGCGCTCACTGAGGCGCAGGTTCAGTTGGGCGCTGCAGCCGAGGGCGGATCGACGGCCGCCGCGGCCATCATCCAGCAATATGCCGAAGCGAGCACGATGGCTACGGCCGCGGTCCAGCAGCTCACCGCCAGCCAGGAAGCCAACACAGCCGCAACGTTGACTAACGCCGCCGCGCAGCGCGTTGATACCTCGGCAACGTATAGCCACTCCGAGGCGATGGGCGCTGCCAAGGTGAGCATGGGGGCCATGACCGGCTCCGCTCACATGATGGAGATGGGCCTGGCAAAGCTGGCTGCGGGCTCCTCGGTGCTAGGCCCGATCCTCGCCGCCATGGTCCCGGTGGCAATCTTTGCTGCCGGTGTGTTTCTGCTCTACGACCTGGGCGAGGCTATCTACAAGGCATTCGATCTGGGCGGCGAGGGCGCGCGGGAGTTCCAGCAGAAACTCGCCGGGCTCGACTCCTCCTATCGGTCGCTGATCGACGAGACGTCCCTCGAGGCTGACAAAATCGAGGCCGCGAACGCGAAGCTCGAGCACAAACCCAACCCCAATGCCATCAAAGAGGCCATCGACGATGCCCTGGTCGAAGCCGACAAAATGAATGCGAAGCTGCAGGGCCTGATCGATAAAGAAGAGGCGCTCCTAAAGATGCAGTCGCTGGCCGGGTCGACGCTGCAGCGCCTCACACAGACGACCGGCACGCGCCAGGAGCAGATCGACCTCGAGCAGCACGCGCTTTGGATGGAGAAGGCGGTCTCGCTCGAGCAGCAGCTGGCCGAGGCGAAAAGTTTCACCGCCACGGAACAAAAAAAGCTAAACGACCTGCACGCCCAGCAGACCATGGGCATCTTTCCGGGCGAGCTTGCGAACGAGGTCTCAGCGACCGAAATCCTGATTGCTGACACCCAGAGGGAAACGGCCGCGATCCAAGAACAGATGCGTCTCCGGGATGCGCAGCAGGTTCACGAAAAGCTCACCGGGGAAAAGGGCGGTGGATCCAAGGGAACCTCTGACAATCTTCCTGAACAGATCGCGCGGTCACAGATCGAGGCGGCGCATGCGGCCGATGCCCAGCTGGCTCCGGAGCAGGAAATCGTCGCTGCCATGGACAAGCAGATCGAGCTCAATAACCTGAAGGCGCGCACCATCACAGAAGGGACCGCGGCCGAACGGGAGCAGCTGCGCGTTCTTGAAAACCAACTGGCGCTTGCAAAGGCCAAGGAGCAGATCGACGCGCTCGGCAAGGAGCGGTTGAATGCCACTTTCGAAGCCCAGCAGAAAGAGGACGAAGCTGCCCGGCGGCGCGCTGAAGAACAGGCCCGGGCCGAACTCGAGAATGCCAACCGAACCCGGGAAGAGCAGATCTCTGCCGCCCGCGAAACGGCAGCGGCTCTGATCGAGGCGGCTGACCAGGAGTTTGAGCGCACCCAGGTCGAAATCCGCGGGCAGGAAGAACTCGGCATTATCTCGCACCGCGTGGCCGAGCAGCGTTTGCTTGACGCGCTGAAGCTCCGCGAGGCTACGACCCAGGGCGCCCTCAAAACCGAGCAGGGCCTTTTTAACCCGGGCGCCGGTGAAAAGGAGGCGATCGAGTACAAAAAGCTCGAGGACCAGATGACTAAGGAGGCCAAGCGCGCAGCGCTCGAACGGGAACGGATCGTCCAACAGGAAGCGACCAAAATGGAGCAGGCCTACAAAAAGGTCGCGAATGAATTCAATACCGATTTCACCCGGGCATTCAATGAGTGGGCGACCGGATCCCGGACCGCGGGCGAGGCCTTTGGGCGCATGCTGGGCGACATGGAACTCCAGGTGGTTAACTTCGTTGCGCGCTGGCTGCTCGAGAAGGCTGAAATGTGGGCGCTCGACAAGCTGATGCAGGTCTCCGGACTGGCCGCGCAGGAGGCGACCCAGGGCGCGGCCGACGTCGCCACGATCGGCAAGGACGCCGCGGTCGCTGGAGCCGGCACGATGGCCTATTACTCGGCAATCAATCCGCCGGTGGCGCCGGCGATGGCCGCGGTGGCCTACGCCAAAACCATGGCCTACGCTGCCGGCACGCACATGGATTATGGCGGCATGATGCCGCACATGGGGTTCGCCTTTAACACCTCCGGAAGCGCCGAGCGCGTGCTGTCGCCATCGCAAACCCAGAACTTCGAGACCATGGTGAACCAGGGCGGTTCCCGGTCCGCTGTGCTTCATCAGACCAATCACTTCGGCGGGTCACCGAACGAGGATCTGCTGAAGCAGCACCGCGCGCAAACGATGAGCGATATGCGGCGCCTCCTGCGTCCGGAGGCCTTCGCATGAGCCTGCCTGTGTTCCCCACGCTGCCTGGGCTTACCTACACATCGCTGAAGGCGCCCGCGTTCAAAACGCTGGACGAAGAGGGCTCGAACGGTTATGAGGTCCGGTTACCGCAGTACACCAACCCGATCTGGTCCTGGACCCTACTCTTTGATTTCCTGCACGATTTTTTCTGGGGCAGTTTCACTGCGGTCAGCGAACTCCGGACCCTGATGGGCTTTTTCACCGACCAGTTCGGAAAGGCCGCGGCGTTTCTCTACACTGATCCGGACGACAATTATGTTGGGCCAGCGCTGGTCGCTGGTACCCCGAACGCCCCGCTGGCACAGCTGGCGCTGGTCTCCGATGGCGCTGGCAACTACTACTCTCCCGTGCAGCGCACGCTCGACGGCGTGGGCTACGAGGACGTCACCGACCTTAATGGCGCGATCGCGGTCTATTTGAATGGAACGCTGGCCGCCGCCGGCTCTGGCGCCAACGAGTACACGCTCGAGGGCCCTGGGCTTGCCATTCCCGGTTACTCCTGGCTGGGCATGGTGCTCAAGTGGGGCCCCGGTGCCCCCTCTTGGGCCGCGACCCACGCCTACGTTGTCAATGCCGAAATCATCGACCCCGCTGGCCACATCCAGAAGGCGACAGGTGCTGCCTGGCCAGCCTTGACACCCGTGGCGCTGGGCTACGAAATCATCGACCCAGCTGGTCACATTCAAAAGATCACCACGGCGGGGACAACCGGCGCAAGCATCCCGACGTTCAATGACACCGGCGGTACGACGAACGATGGCACCGGGGGCACCATGGCGGTCTGGACCGACCAGGGCAGCGCCGGTGGGAGCGCTGGCACCTCCGGGTCCGCAATTCCGGCATTCAATGACACCGGCGGTGCTACTCCCGATGGCACAGGTACTTTGGTCTGGGAGGACCAAGGCTATTACGCCGGCCCTGCAGCACCGGTCACCGCACAGTTCCACTTTTATTTCCGGGTCCGGTTCGACGCCGACTCGCAGGATTTCGAGAAGTTCGCCGGCATCGGTTCCTCGGCTGGCCAGCCTCCGGCGGGGCAGGGCGGCGGCTACTGGACCGTGGGTGGCTCGGAATCGCAGAACGGGACCGGGACTCTGGTGCTGCGCACGGCGCGGCCGGTGCCCTCATGAGGCGCACGATCGGTGGTAATGGCTCGGACACGACGCTCGCCACCCAGGCCTATCTGAATTCGACCAGCGATCCGATCATCCGGGATCTCATCCTCATCGGGCCCCCGGAAAACCCAAACGCGCTCTATCTCACCAACCATGAGGCGCCGGTGCTCTACAGGCCCTACGGCCTCTTCCAGCCGGCCGTGATGTCGCGCGGCGGTGTCGAGGCGAAGGTAGGGCTCGACGCGCAGGCTCTCGCGGTCACCTGGTCTCCTGGCGCCAGCGCGCAGGCCTCGAAAACGGCGAGCACGTCGACGGCTTCGCCCTACCAGCTGGCCGCGCAACACTTCTACGACAATTGGCCCCTGCTCATTCTCCGTGCCTTTATGCCCACGCCCGGGGACGCCGATACCCTGGGGTGCGCGGAATGGTTCGGCGGCCGGATCCAGAATTGCAAAGTCGCCCGGAACAAGCTGATCTTTAACACCAAGAGCTACATCGACGTCCTGAAGCAAAAGGTGCCCTCAACGATGGTTGAGGTCACGAACACTCTCGCGTCGACGGCCGCAGTCACTCTCCCGGCCGGGGATCCATCGATCCCAGTTTTTTCTTGTATCCGGCCCTCGAGCGCAACCTACATCGTCGCCGACTGCGTCTCGCCCTCGGCCGGCAAGATCTATTCAGGCGATCTTTTCGCCGGCGGCTACATGGTTTTTCTCTCGGGGCCCGGAGCCACGCTCGCCGGTGCCTGGTCCGCGATCGGCCAGAACGGCGCTTGGACTGATGGCGATGGGAACACGCACTCGGAATTCGTGATCTACTCCCCGCTGCCCTGGCCGCCCACGCCCGGGGTCGACACGTTCTACGTCTCGACGACCGCCCCCATCAACGTGGGCGACGAGGACTATTACGGGTTCCCCTTCGTTCCGAATCCCACCCAGGCGGTGTAAGCCATGAAGACCCGGCTCGAGGCTGTGGCGATCGCGCGCTCGTTCCTGGGCACGCCTTACGTCCTGGGCGGCCGGCTAAAAGGCGCCGGGCTCGATTGCGCCACGCTGCTTGGCTGTTACCTGATCGAAATCGGGGCCGCGGCGCCGACGCTCTGGGATAGCCTCAAGACCTACCACCACGATTGGTTTCTACACGATGCCAATGAACGGTATTTGCGGGGCCTGGTGCGCTTCGGCTTCGAGGCAGCGCACTCCCTATGCCGCGCCGACGCCGAGGCCCAGCCAGCCGATCTGGTGCTGTTCAGGGTGGTACGGAGCAGGGTGTTCAACCACGGCGCAATCGTGACCGCCTGGCCGCACGGGGTCCACGCCGGCGCCGACGGGGTCCGGGAGGTGAACCTGGCCAGCCACCGTCTCACCGCCTATAAGCCCATGGAGGTTTTCGATCCCTTCGCTAAGATGGAGCCTGGACCATGACGGCCACGTTCAAATCCCAGGCAACGCAACGGCCCACGGCCATGGGCTCGCTCCTGCAGGCCTCGGCCTACGGCGCAACGATCCCGGTGGGCTACGGGCAGACGCAGTCGAACCTGCTCGCGATCTGGGCGGCGAACCTTCGCCAGGGCGGCCTCGGGATCAAAAAGTTTAAGCAACTGAAGAAGGGCATCACCAACTATTGCGAGAACATCGATTTCCTGCTCGGGCACAACCCGATCCGCGGCGTGCTGCAGGTCATGAATAACGGGTCGAACATTCCTCTCGCGTTCACCCAGCAGGCATTCTCTGGATCCGGCGGCCGGCAGTCTTTCACGGTGAGCGACCCGAACTTCTACTTTGTGATCGCGGTGACGCTCACGGCCACCTACAGCTTCTCGGTCGACGATTACGGTGGCCAGGGCCCGCAGACGCTCTCCGGCTCCTGGGAGATCCCGCTCTGGAACGAGCTCGAGGTAGGTCCGGATCCGACCGACCCCATGAGCTATCGGTGCTGGCCGTTCTGTTATCGCTGGCAGCAGGGGATGGGCGCCACGATCTATCTGGATGCCGAATCCTTCCCGGCCGGCACCGTGAACGTCTACTATGCGCAGCTCACCGCGGCGACCTCGAACGAGCCCCCGATCGCGAAGCTGGCGATGGCTTTTGAGCCCCAGCTGGGCTCTGGCGATGAGTACTCCGACGCCGGCCTGTCTGCGCAACAGATCATCTATCCGCATTTCGCCGGCCTCGAAAGCTCCGAACTCGACCTCGGCGCCACGGGCGCCCTGCCGTCGCTCAATCCCGAGGTCGCTTTCAAATGGGGGGTGTACCCGAGCGGGGATGCCGATTTTGTGGACATGATCGAGGATATCTACAAGTCCGGCATGGCGCAGGCGGCGATCGCGGCCGAGACTTCCGTGCAGCCCCAGCCGGCGGCGACCCAGATGGAGCGCGGGCTCTCGAGCTACGACTTGCCTGGCACGATCCAGAAGAAGGTCGACGCAAGTTCCACCGCGGCGCTGCCCGCGATGATGTACGACATGCCGAACGCCCAGGGTAACGTCCTGGTGGCCACGGCGACCGGCGCCGGCACGCTCGGGATCAGTTCGACGAACGGCGAGACCTGGACAAAGGTTTACGGCGACGGCCTGGGCTACCAGGTCTGGTACGCCTATGCGGCCGGTGGTCCGAACACGGTAACTGTCTCCGGCGCATCGACGCCGTGGGCGATGGGCATCCTCGAAATCGGCGGGGTGGGCGCCTCGAGTCCGAACAGCGTTTTGGTCCTGCCGACGAGCAATTCGAATCACGCGACCCACGGGCCCACCAGTTCTGGCACCGCCATCTCGAGCAATTCTGGCGGAAGCATGGGGGGTTCGACGACCTATCCGCCCTTCAACCTCTACACGGGCTTTTACACCACGCTCGCCTGGGGCGGTTTTGTGTGGCCGACGCTCCCAGCCGGCGCGGTTGTCATCTCAATAAAGCCCGTGGTCAGCTACTCGAGCAGTGGAGGCGGTACGCCGTCGGGCGCGCTGGGGTTCCTGCCTGCTCCCTATGCCGGCGGATCGACCGGCTGGTGCGGCGGCACATTCCCGGCCCTTGGGACATCGGGCACCTTCACCGGGCCAAGCATCGGGACCACGCCGGCTGCGATGGCCGCCTTTGAGCCGGGGTTCTATTTTCAGGTCACAAACCAGCTTTCGAACACCACCGCCGACTTCACTGTCAGTTCGATCGCGCTGCTGGTCAGCTACACCGTGCCAGCCGGGTACCTGGGCGGGGAGACGGTCGACGCCGTGGCGACCTCCTCGAGCGGCCCTGCACAGGCCTCCAGCAGCGTCGCCGAGGGCCTGCCTGGATATCTCTTGGCCATCTCGCTCTACCCTGGCGGCGGTGCCACGCCGGTCGCAGACGAGCCCCTGTGGCGCGCGGTCACCCCGGCGAACTTCGCCGGCCAGTCGCCGCCCACATTCCAGATGCAGGAACGCATCATTCATTCGCCAGGTGCGTTCTCTGCGGCCGGGGCTGGGGGAGCCCCGGTTTCAATCGCCCTGCTTGCGATCAAGGCTGCGCAGCCGCCGCCCTATCCGAAGCCCCTGGGCGATTTCATCGACATCCCGTCCTTTGATCTGGTGCGCGCGCAATGCCGCGCAAATGGGCTCTGGGGCTCGCTCACGATGAATTCGCAGTCCGCGGCTGCAGATTGGATCAAAACACTCTGTAGCGCTGCCAACGCCGCCCCGGTGTTCCTGGGCGCGAAGTTCTACCTGATTCCCTACTCCGAGGTCTCGGCGGTCGGAAACGGTGGCTTTTACCAGCCGCCCACGGCCGCGGGGCCCGTCGCCGACCTCGACGCTGACGCCGGCGATTTCCTACTGTCCGACTGCCCTTCGCTCGACACCGCGGTCCGGATCGATCTGCCGAACGTGCTCCAGATGCAATGCATTGACCGGAACGCGAACTATGCCCAGGTCTCCGTGCAGACCCCGGATCCGGCGACGCTCGGGCTCTACGGGGTGCGCAAGGCCGACCCGGTCACGAACAATGCCATCCAGGATCCCTCGATCGCCAGAACCATTCTCGGGATCCAGGTGCGCCGGAATCAGTACGGCGGCGACGTCTGGAGTTTCTCGACGACCGCGCGCTGGTCGCTGCTTTCGCCGATGGACCTGGTCACTCTCACCGATGAGCTCCAGGGCATTGTCGGCGTCCCGGTCCGGATCACAAGCTACAACGAGCAGGACGATGGCAGTTTCCAGGCCACGGCCGAGCCCTTCGTTTACGGGATGTGCGCGCCCACGCTGCTCCCCGTCACCTCTCCGGCTCCGAATCCGGTAAGCACCCAGCGCAGCGCCGGCAACGCCAACGCCCCGGTCATTTTCGAGCCCACGCCCGGGCTCTATCCGGGATCCTCGGGCGACCAGCTTTGGGTTGTGGTCTCGAGCGCCGATCCGAACTATGGGGGTGCGCAGGTCTTTGTCTCGACTGATGGCGGCGCGAGCTACAGCCCGGCCCCGGGCGGTGCCGACGGCAACTCGAATGTGGTGATCGGTTCCGCGGTCACGGGCGAGGTGGTCACAGACTGGCCCGCGGCGAACGATCCGGACACGACCAATGACCTCGAGGTCGACCTCAGTGAGTCGAACGGCACGCTTCAGTCCTCATCTGCCGCGGTTGAGAACAATCTCGAGGTGCCCTGCTATGTCGAGGGCGGCGCGGTGATCTTTGAGGTGGGCGGGGTGGCCGTCGCCGAGGGAGATCCCGCATTCATCGAGGTCGGCGGATCTATGATCGGGGAAGTCGGCACACTCGAGGCTGGCGGGACCGCGATCGCTGCAGCCGGCGGCGGCTTCGGCTACGAGCTCATGACCTACGCCATCGCAGACCTCACCGGGCCGAACGCCTACACGCTGAAGGCCACGGGCTCGGGGAACTTCCTGCGCCGGTCCATTTTCCTGGCACCGAGCTCGAGCGGCGTCGGCGTCGACCATCCCGCGGGCTCGCGGTTCGCGGTGGTAGGACCCAGCCAGGCAGGCATTCTGAAAATGACCATGCCGCCGGCCTACATCGGCCAGGTGCTCTATTTCAAGGTCTGCACGTTCAATACGTTTGGCGCTGCCCTGCAGTCTTTGGGCGATGTGTCACCATTCATCTATGTGCCCACTGGGGTTCCCGGCGCGGCATAGGGGAGCGAGAACCATGAGCCTTGCGACGACCGTCAATCTGACCCCCACTGCGGCGGCTCCCACGCCGACGCCGGCGCCCCCGACCGGGCAGCAGGCGATTGTTTTTGCCACCGACGACGGCTCACCCATCGCGAATATCTCGGCCTCCGACCCAGTCATGGTCGGCGACACCGGTTCCGGCGGCAAGGCTGGCAATGTGCCCGCGGCGCCTGCGGGCTCGGCCGCGGCGGGAAAGTTTCTCAAGGCGGATGGCACTTTTGCGATTCCTCCTGGCGGCGGTCTTTTGACGATCAACCCGCAGACTGGGAACTATGCCGCGCTCTCGACGGACCTGGGCGCTATCATCCAGGAGAACTCATCGTCGGCGGTGGCGGTCACTTTGCCGGTCACCTTTGCGACGGGCTTTTTTCTGTGGGTGAAAAACGTTGGATCAGGCGTCTGCACCGTCGCGGCCACCAGCGGGAACATCGATAACAACGCTTCGTTTCTCCTCGATCAGTGGCAGGCAGCACAATTCTATTGGGATGGTTCATTATGGCGAGTTCTAAGCGAGTCCTTGGCGGTCTGATCCTCCTGTTCTCGGCGCTGGCCGCGGCGCAGGTCCAGCAACCTCAAAACGGGGGCACGGGCACCAGCACGGCCCCCACCGCCGGCCAGATCCCGATCGGGCAGTCGACCGGGAAGTATGCCCCCAAAACGGTCAGCGGCTGCACGCTCACCTCGGCCGGCGCTCTCAGCTGTTCCGGCGGCGGCGGCGGTGCTTTGAACGGCGTCAATTCCCAGACCGGAAGCTACACCGCAGTCTCAGGAGATAACGGCAAGATCATTTCCATGAACTGCGCGGCGCCCTGCACGTTCACGCTGCCGTCGCCGATCTCCTCGACCTGGGCAGTCTTTACCCAGGCCACCGGGCCGGCGGCGGTCTCGATCGCGCCGCCCTCCGGCGTGACCATTGATGGAGTACTCGGGACCGCGCAGATGAACCCCACAATGGGGGTCTCGATCTGGACGGACGGAACAAACTACTTTACCAACCGCGGCGCCATTCTCACGACCAGCAATACGGTGCCCGCGCTCACGAACAACTACGCGAGCGCCGGCTGCACCGGCTCTGGCTGCGGCGCCTCAATTGCGCTGCCCTACGACGTGACTCCGGGCGACGCCATCATTGTCGAGGCCCAGCACAGTAAGGGCACGGTTCAAAACCCATTCTCGGACGCCCAGGGCGACACTTTTGTCGAATACAATTACCAATCCATCTCTGGTGAGTTCGATCTGTGGCAGTTTGTCGCATGTAACGCGATCGGCGGCCCGACGACGATTAGCATGGGCGCCGGCGCCGACTTTTCGGTCGTCGCGGCCTATGAGGTCTCAGGCGTGCTTGCATCCTCCTCGTGCGTGGACAAATACGCCTCGGCGCAAAACTCGACCGGCTCTCCGCTTTCGACCGGCTCCATCAGCACGACGGCGGCCTACGATTTCATCTTCGTGAGCGGGGCAACCCGCGCGGGCGCCGCGCACACCTTCACTGAGGCCAACAGCTATACCTCGATTCTTTACCAAAATGGCGATGCGAACTCCATGTCCTACCAAAGCTGGTACGGGATCGCGCCGGCTACAGGGAGCCTTTCGGACACGATCACTATTACGGGCGGTGGTGGAGATCTCTACGCGGGGATCCTGGCGCTCTTGCCGGCGGGAACGAATTCCATTATTCCAGGCGATCTGATTGCGGCCGGACCGGCGGGTGCTCTCCAGCCTTTGCATGCGGGCGCCAATCAAACGGTTTTGACCTCGAACGGACCCGATGCGATCCCCAGCTACCAGACGCCATATGGCACGCCCCTTGAGGTGAACGGGACGGTGGTGGCGAACCCGAATCTAAACGGGACCACGCCCGCCGCGGCCGGTGGAGGCACAAATTGCACCTGGCAAATCTCGGGGTCTGATGTGTCGTGCTATATTCCAGCGGCTGTAAGCCACCCCAGCGTAACTTTCAACGTCGCAACCGGGGCGGCGGCTTCTCCTGCTGCTCCCTATCTTCTGGCCCCCGTGGCTGGATTCGTGAGCCACTGTTATTTCGTGACGCTCACCGCGGACGTCTCAACCAACCTGGTCTTCAACGTGAACAAGAACGGCACGAGCATTCTGAGCGGATCGAGCGCGACAGTGACGGCAGGAACATCGGCCGGCACCGTATCTACTTTCAGTCTCACCTCGAGCACAGTTCCGGTCTCACAGGAGGATGAATGGGAATTCGATATCACCACCGGCACATCGAACTGGACAGGAGCAATGCAATGTTATTAAAAAAACTCTGGTTTTCCCTGATTCTTCTTTGTGGTTCAACGGTCGCGCACGCATCGCTGTTCGCTTACGTGCAGTCCAGAGGAACCACCGGGGGAAGCACGGCGGTCGCCCTAGCGTACTCATCGAACGTGGCCGCGGGGGATATTCTGACAGCGCTTGGCTATTCTTACAACACAAGTTGCATGACGGCGGTCACTGATACGATTTCGAGCACGTGGACGCTAGCTGCGCCCGTCATTAACCAAAATGGTGCCGTCATGTGCCTCTGGACAGCCATCGCGCCGTCGTCCGGGGCGAACACAGTCACCGCGTCCGGCTTTGGAGGGGGTGACTGCTGCGGCTTAATCATCGGTGAATATTCAACGTCGGTGCCGAATTTCACGACTGTGGTTTTTAGTAACGTGCACGGTGGCAGCGCCGCGAACACGGTCACATCCAGCAGCCCTGGGCAAGCAGATGAATATCTCGCGATTTTCATCTATGGAAACGGGCAGGCCAACTACTCGATTACCTGCAACCCAGCGACTCTGAGACAAAGCGTGAGCGGCATTTCGGGAGCAGAAACTGTTGCTCAGTGCGATAAAGATGTGACCGGAAGCCCGCTCTTGAACTCCGCCACCAACACTTTCACTGGAGGGAGCGGGACGGATGTCTCCGCTGTATTTTTAATTATTCCGACACACAGTGGCGGCGGTGGGGGGGGCGGCTCGGCGACCAATAGTGGTTACGCGAATTAGAGGGGCGGCACGATGGAAGAGGATAATCTAGCCGGGCGGCAGCGGCGGCACCGGGACCACGGGCCACAATGGCGGCGCGGCGGGCACGCC